CAATCAACGTTGAGGGAGTGCAGGACGTGGCGTCGCTAAAGGCGCGGAAGATCCATTTGGAGTGCCAGAAGCTGGCAACCCAGATCGAGATTTTACAGGCGAAATACGTGTCCGTCGATGAGGTGCTGGCGCAGGTCCGGGCGGTGATGTATGCGATCAAAGAGAAGATCAAGCGCGTGCCACCGGAAATGGCTTACGAGGTGAGCGGAGTTTCACCTGCCGAAGCGGAAGAGCGGCTTTTCACCTGCATCGACAAGATCCTCCGAGAAATGGAGCACGAAGATTACGTCAAGATTGAGGAGCAACTCAAGGCGAAGAAGGTGGACGTTGAGATGATGGAAGTCGAGATTGCGCCGGCTGAGCCAGAGAAGCGAGGGAGAGCGCGCAAAAGCTGATGGCATTCTCGATCTACTCACTGATGTCGGAGGTTTGGCGGCCAACGCCGAAGCTCCCGGTGGACGAGTGGCTGAGAACGCATGTGCGTTTTGAGCGCGGGCCGATTCTCGGGTCATTCGACGTGCGAAACTCGCCGTGGATCAAGGCGCCGCTTGAAGAGTTGCGGAACCATGAGACGCGCGAAATCATCTGCGCGTGCTCGGTGCAAAGCGCCAAGACCGCCCTGGCCGAGGGCGCCATGCTCTACCTGATCGCCGAAGAAGGCGGTGACATGTGTCTCTACTTGCAAACGGACGAGCACGCGGACGAGTTTTTGGACACCCGGTTCAAGCATCGCATTCTGGACTGCAAGCCAGTGCGGGCAATGCTCAACAAGGGAGACAAGAGCATTCAGAAGCGAACGGTGGCGTTCGCGCACATGACCCAGTACGTGATGGGTGCCAGCAACATCCACAACCTCCAGTCAAAAGCGGCGCGCTACGTCATCGGCGACGAGGCTGCCTACTGGACACACGGGCACATCGACGAGTCACGCAAGCGCACAACCTCGTTCGATGCGCGCAACTCCAAGCGGATCTACGTTAGTACGCCGATGAACAACAGCGGCGAGTTTTACGAGAGCTTCACCGCCGGATCATGCAGCGAATGGCACGTCGCTTGTCCGGCGTGTGGCGAAAAGTGGCCGATGGTGCTTGGGCAGCTCAAGTGGGACGGCGAAGGCGCCAAGCTCGCCGATGGCAAATACGACCTCGCGCGCATTAAAAACACGGTCAGATACGAGTGTCCATCGTGCAAAGTCCACCTCAAGGACGAGCCGCAAGTTCGCCGGCAGATCGCAAACAGCGGGTTCTATCAGAATCAGAACTCGGCACCAGATCCGCGCGTCAAGAGTTACCACTGGAACGCGCTGACGGTGCCATGGGTCGCGTGGGACACTATCGCCAGCGAGTTTCTGAAGGCTGAACACGCGCGAAAACTGGGCGATTACTCGCCGTTGGCGGAGTTTGTACGCAAACGACTAGGTGAGTTCTGGGATATGCGGGAGTTCCAGTCCGAAGAGGTCAATTTGTCGGGCGGATTCGCGATGGAGGAGCCGTGGGAGCAAGAGTTCAGGCGTTACATGACCGTTGACGTGCAGCGCGACTATTTCCGCGTCATCGTGCGGTTGTGGGCTGAGAACGGCGAATCTCGACTGTTTTACGCTGGCGAGCTGCATACATGGTCGCAACTTGCCGACCTACAGAAGAGATTAGAGATCACCGACAGGCGCGTGTTCGTCGATTGCGGGTTTGAGCGGTACCAAGGGGAGGTTTACCGCCAGTGTGCGGCCAATAATTGGATTGCGCTCAAGGGAGACAGGGCGCAGTTTTTTACGTGGACACTGCTAGACAAGCGGACCGGTCGCAGCCGGTCGGTCAAACGTCCTTATTCGCAGATCCAGCACGTCGATTCGGGCGTAGGGCTTGCAAGATCCAAGGTGCGGAACGCTCGGCAGGCTGACTTGTGTGACAGAATCATGTGGTCAAGCGACTACATCAAGCTGGTTCTGCATCGCCTGCGCGCAGGCCAGGGCGCATCGTGGCAGATCGCGCACAATGCGCCTAAATGGTACTTTAAAGAGATCCAGAACGAGGTCTTTGTCACCGAAAAGGACAAGCGGACTGGCAAGAACAAGACTTTCTTTAAAAAGCTCGGCGAGAACCACTCGTTCGACGCCGAAGCCATGCAGGTTCTGGCCGCCTGCATCGAAAAGATCATCGGACAGGCCGAAATCATCACAAACGACGTGGAGGCTGTCAACGCTTGACAGACAGGATGACTTTATGGGCGGACCTTCGATTTTACGTTACGCTTCGCTGCAATATTGCGAAACTCTTTACGATCAGTGCTTATCGGCGCTGACCGAAGGGCAAGGCACCATCGTGATTAGCACATCGGGCGGTGGTGAGTCCGAAACCCGCGCGTCTGGCACGGACGGAGGCATCCCTGTGATGACTTTGATGCGGGCTGTGATGCGGAGAATGCACCAGCTCGACCCGGTCAAGTACCCACTCATCTCCAACCGCCTGAAACCTGACTTTTCAACCTTTCCGCTATGAGTTTTATCGAGCAAACTATCAGGTTCTTTAGTCCGTCAACCGCTTTACAACGCCAGCGTGCGAAGGCGCAGCTAGAGGCAGGCGACAAGGTGGGCTACTGGCGCGTCGGGGCGCAGTCATCGACCAATCGTCGGGCGAGCGGGCAAACACTGGATCAGCCTGATTCCAGCCGCAACCACACCGACCGGGTGACGCTTATTCGGGAAGCGCGCTGGCTGGAAGAGAACAGCAGCGTGGTGAAGTCGATTCTGCGCAAATACAGGACGTTCTCGGTTGGCCGCTTGCAGTATGTGCCGCGCACCAGTTCCGAGGAAGCCAACAAGGCGATTACGGCCTACGTCGAGCGATGGATGGCAAGCTGCGACCTGACCCGGCGCCATCACTTCCGTGTGCTAGCCGGGCTGGGCGTTACCAGCATGAAGCGTGACGGTGACATCGGTTACATCGTGTCGGAGGTGCCGATGACGCCGCTCGACGAGATGCTAAAAATCAGCCCGATCCGGCTACAGGCCATTGAGGCTGACCGCATCGGCTCGATTCCTAACCGCAACGGGACAGACACAAAACCGTTCAAACCGCTCAAGCGGGGCGAGCAGGACTTTTCGGGCGTTGTCATCGACTCGATGGGAAGGCCGATCCGATACCGGATCTACAACCGCAGCACGACCGGCGAAATGATGATGCCGGCGCTCGAAGTACCAGCACAGGAGTTCCTGCACTTGTTCGACCCCACCCGGTTAGACTCTTATCGGGGCTTCTCGGCGTTCGATGCGGCAATCACCGACATCAAAGACCTGCAAGAGATCCTCGCGTGCGAGAAAATCTCAGTGAAGTACCTTTCTTCGATCAGCGGCGTCATCAACAATGCGGATGGAAGCGCGGATCAGGATGTTTCTCTTGATAGTACGCACGCGGACTACATGAGTGACGCCGACCGTATGAAGAAGGTGGAGCCGGGCGCCATCCAGTACCTCGCAGAAGGTGAATCGTTCAACCCGGTCGATTTCAACCGCCCGTCTCCGACCTTTAACGGTTTTCTTGACACTCTCGTTCGCTCGACCGGGCTGACCGTCGGGCTGCCGTTCGGCTTTATCTATTCTTGGGCAGGCCAGGGCACAGCGGTCCGGATGGAAGCGGCGCAGGCTGCGCGGGAGTTTGAGATGACGCAGCTAACGCTGGAAGAGAAGTTCCTTTATCCGATCGTGATGCGCGTCATCGCTCGCGGTATCCAGCTCGGCCACCTGCCGGCTGTCGCGGACTTTGATGCCGGTGAGTGGCGCTTCCCTGCGAAGGTCACCGCCGACATCGGGCGCGAATCGAAGGCTCTGATCGACGAGACCATGGCCGGGATTATCAGCAAGACGCAGATTGCAGCGGATCGCGGCGAGGATCGCAACATCATTCGCAGCCTGCTACGCGCGGAAGCCATGGAGCTTGTCGAAGATGCGAAGATGGTGCAAGACGCATCTGGCGGCGTGCTGGATCTGCCGACTGCCATCTACATGCTGGAGCGGCGGGCACCTAATGCGCCAGCTATCCCGGCGCCAGCGGCTGCACCTACGGAGGACGTGCCAGAGATCGAGGACGAAGAGTCACCAGAGGATGAAGCCGAAGATATTGCCGAGGATGAGGCAGAGGCTGGTAGCACTGATTGACATCGGTTCGGCGTGTATGCCAGTCACCGAAGAGATTCAGACATTCGCAGCGTTCCAAGGCAAGGTTTCAGGAAATACCATCATGGGTGTTTCTTTGATCCAAGAAGGGCCGGCGCTGGGTCACGGGGTGTTTGTGGACAAGCGTTCATTGAACAAATTCAAGTCGCTTGCAATCGAGAAGGGCCGGGTGAAGGCAAAGCTGAATCACTTTTCTAGCGTCGAGGACACTGTCGGCTATTACGAGAATTTCCGAGTCAGTAAAGGCAAGCTGCTTGCCGACCTGACTTTGTTCGACGCTCATAGCGGAAAGGAGATGCTGCTGGAGATGATCAACGAGATTCCATCCGCTTTCGGCGTGAGCTTGATGTTTGCAGCGGATGCGCCAGAGTTGGACAAAGAGAGCGGCAACTACATGACACGCCCACGCGGACTGTACTCGGCAGATTTTGTGGACACTCCCGCAGCCAATGCGGATGGAGTGTTTTCGGCTGATCAGATTGACAGCGAGGAAAATGATATGTCTACCGACAAAGTGGCTTCCACGCCAGAACCTCAAGTTGATTTCTCCGCTCTGATTGCGGAACAGTTCGCCGCGTTTACCGCTAAGTTCGATGCGGTGGCTACGCAATTCGCCGAAGACAATGCCAAGGTTCTCGCCGAGTGCGAACAACTCAAGGCCGACCTGAAAGCGTTGCAGGCTGGCAACAGCGACATCGAGCTGCAAGCTCGCCTCGCCGCCGCCGCTCCTGCTCCTGCTGCGTTTGCCGCTCCTATCAACGAGCCAGAGGTAAAGGTGCCAGCCATCTCCTACCACGAAGCCAAGAATCAAGCCATCGGCACCTCGACCGGTCTCGATCGCTTGAAAGCGGTTCGCGCGTTCACTGAAAAATTCCCAACCGAAGCGGCCTACGTTTCGGCCAACTCATAACAACTTTCTTCTAAGACCATGCCACAAGCCAATCTTCTCGATATTGCCAAACTCAACGGCTCCGACACCATCGTCGGGCTGATTGAGGAAACGCTGACCTAC